CTCTCGGCCGCGAACGCCAACGCGAACTGCGCCGGCAGATCGAGGGATCGACGACGTAATTAGCGCCCCCTCATCCCCGACCCCTCTCCCGCAAGGGGAGTGGGGAGGAAGACGCGCACTGCTCATGTCCCCCTCTCCCCTTGCGGGAGAGGGGTTAGGGGTGTAGCCTGCCATTCGATTTTGCAGCATTTGCCACTGGAAGTTTCACAGCGGAAAATTAGCCGCTGATCGCCTTCTAAGCGACCCCTGAAACGCCCTTAACCGCTCCATTGAAGCCGCCTGGAAGGTGGCCTGCAGACGGACCGCCACGCTGTCGCCATTCCATGTGACGGTGCCGTCGTCCTCCACCCACTGCGTCCACCAAGTCGGCAGCGGCGACAGCGGCCTGCAGTTCACATCGCGCGCACCGCCCAGGCTACCGGGCGAGTAACTGAACGTGCCGGCGAATGCGACGATCTCCCATTGCACCGACTCCTCACGGAATCGATCGCCGACCCTGGCCACCACACTGCCTGTGGAACCCGTCAGCCGGCATTGTGCGAGCCCCATGGCCACCTCCTATCGCTGCCGTCGCGGCGTCACGCCGACGCCCTCGAATGCCTCGGCGAGTCGACCGTCGAACCGCCCCGCCACCAGCTCGGGCCAAGGGAAGCCGAGCGGCTGGCGGCCGACAGGAGCGTCACCCGTCGTGGTCGCCGGCGGCGAGGCGAGCCGAGAGAGAGCGGTACGCGAACGCCGCAGCCAGGCTGACCACCCCGTTACCGGCGAGGCGCTGTCGGTCCACCCATCCGGCCAGCTCATCATCCATTCGAGGAAGCGCGGGCAGACGTGCCAGGTCGCCCGAGGCGCGCGCGTCGCGGACGATCGCCGCCCAGGCTTCCCAGGCGTCGGGGCCGGGTGGAAAGAGCGCATCGCCCAGAGCGGCGCCACGGCCCTGAGATGGAACTGGCTGACGGCCGAGCCGGTGGCGCGCACGACCTGGCCACGCTTCAGGCGCCACCGGTCGATCCGGCCACGTCCCTCGCTGACCATCGGCGTCGGCCAGGACGAACAGGCGGCTCCGGTGGTGGCTGCCGCCGACCTCAAGCGCCGTGTGGACGCCCGCTGCAAAGCGGAAGCCCATGCTCGATAGGTCGCCGGCGACGACGGGAAAGCCGATGCCGAGGTGGGCGGTGACGTTCTCGAGGAAGACCCGCCGCGGCCGGGCTTCGCGGATGATGCGCGCGACGTGCGGCCAGAGGTTGCGCGGATCGTCGAAGCCGCGTTGCAGCCCGCTGATGCTGAAGGGCTGGCAGGGATAGCCGGCCGAGACGAGGTCGACGCCGCGCCAGGGCCGGGCGTCGAAGGTCGCCAGGTCGGTCCAGACCGGCGCGGGCGCGAGGCATCCGTCGCGCATGCGGGCGACCAGGACGTCGATCGCCGACCGCGCGCGCTCGACGTAGCAGACCGTGCGGTAGCTCGGTTCGGCGATGTGCACGCCAAGCTCGAGGCCGCCGGCGCCGGCGCAGAGGGCGAGCCCTCGCAAGGTAGGTGCGCCCATGTCACGGCCGCACCTGGTTGATTATGAAGGGCGCGACCTGGTCGGCGGCCGGCCGGTACTCGGAACGCATGACGAGCCTGTCTGTTCGGACGCTCGCCGGCGTTCAGTCGTGGGGTTGTCGGACCTGATCCGGGAAACGGTCCCGCAGCGGGGACACTTGATCTCGATATCGTTGACCGACCCCCTGAGCAACAGCTTTGAGCAGCTCGGGCAGCGGATGGACTCCATGGTGCTGATCGTGTCGACTGCTCCCGCCCCTGCAGGGGTGACGGGACGGCCGTAGCTGGCCGGTTGCGGTCGTGCGGCGCGTCCCGCCGCGGTTCGCACGGTTGGCGCCGTGCGGCCCCCGTCCGGCTTGCGCCAGCGAGGGAATCCGAGTTCGTGGCCTGGATCATTACCAACCCACCGCAGTCGCTGCGCCTGCTCAGCCGAAGCGGGATGTGGATCAACGTCGAGTGCGGCAAGTGCCGGCGCGTGCGCTCGCTGCGCCCCTTCGAGATCGACAAGATACTCGCCGGCTCCGCCGAGGAGCTGACGCTCGACGACCTGCGGCGGAAGGGTAAATGCGAGAAGCCAGGCTGCGACGGCAGGGTGAAGGAGATCGAGGTCAGCGACCCATCCGGCGACCCGATGCCGAAGCGCATCACCTGGGACGAGTTGCGCCTGCTCAAGGCGATGCGCTCCTAGCGTCGTACCAGGTCGGCTTGCCCATCGGGCCGATGTCGTCGCTGAAGCGGTCGATTTCGTTGCTCCAGCATGCCCAGCCCGCGCGCCGCTCGCGGGCAAACAGCTCGACGGCCGGGCCGCCGTACAGCTCCATCATGCGCTCGGCCGCGACGTCCGGCTTTCGGCTGTGCTCGCGCACCGGCGCGACGATCACCTCGGGCACGGTGGTCGATAGCCGGGTCGGGCTCCCCCGGAACGCCAGCAGGCAGATCTCGGCGTTGTGCCGGGTTGTCTTGCCCATGCCGAAATGCAGGTCGAAGGTGGGATTGAGGAAGGGTCGATCGTGCTTGGCCCGGGTCTTGATCCAGACGAAGCCGAGGCCCGAGTACTTGAACCCCCAGGCGTCGATCGCTTCGATCGCGTTGGGCAAATGCGGCCCGGTGGCCCAGACGAAGAGCGCACAGTCCTTCGCGGCGAGTTCGCCGATCGGCATCTTGCCGATCTCAGCCAGGCTCATCGTGTCGTAGTGCTTCTCGGCACGACGATCGCCGCGCCCCTGGACCTCGCCCCACGTCTCCCAGGGCCACGGCGGATCGGCCGACACGATGCCGAAGCGCGCGCCGTCCGGCTGGCCGAAGAAGCCCGCCGCCGGTGTCGTCGGCTGGGATGCGCGTCGGACGCCCATCATGAGCTCTTCAGCCAGCCCTCGGGCAGCGTCAGGATCAGCTGGTCGTTCTTCTGCTCGACCATCGGCTCTTCGCTCTTGCGATCGCCGGGCACGAGCTGGTCGAAGTGCCCTACATAAATGCGCCCCGACGGCTTGCCGCCGCCGCGACTTTTGTTGAGGCGCACGCCGATCGGGCCGCGCGACTTGGGCTTCAGCGCGATCCGGCCCTCCGCTTCCGCGCTGCCGACGAGCAGCGTCAACGTCGTGCTCTCACGCCAGTCGAGCTTGGCGACCGTCTCGGCCGACAGGCTCACGTGCAAGCCACCCCCCCGGTCACGCGTACTCTGGCGGCCGCGGGCAGCTTGAAAGACCGGCGCACGGTATCGACTTCTCTCCAAGCCATCGTCATCGTCTCCTTGTGTCAGGCGAGCTTCAGCTCGCCCTGTGGCTTCATCACAGCGTCGAGCGGATTGACTCGCGTCCGCTCCCTCGCGACCTGAACCGGCGGCTCCCGGTTGTTCTCGAAATCCGCCTGCGTCGTGGCCAGCTCGATCGCCACCTTGGCCATGATCTTCTCGCCGCCGGCGTTGACGATCTGCTTCCTGAAGCGCCAGGCGATGGCGTAGAGCGCGCGTCGCTTGCGATCGGAGATGTGGCGGCCGTCGGCGCGGTCGCGCACGGCGTCGTCGATGATCCGGCCACCGTTGACACTGACGCCGCGCACTTGCTCGAGCAGTGGCACCAGCGCGCGATCGAGCGCCGTCATCGGCGTCGCCGGCGACGGTGGTCGGCGAGATTTCATGCTGTGGCCTCCAGCGGCACGCCGCGTACCAGCGCCAGCGCCCGGGTGTAGAGGCTGATCGCCTCGTAGGCCTGGCCCTCGTCCACCGCATCGAGCACGGCGCGATGCGCCAGCGTATGGATCTCGCCGACCGCCCGCTGGTGACGCTTCAGCTCGTTGTCGCGCCGCGCGGCCAGCTCCAGCACCAGGCGCGTCTTCAGCGCGTCGAACTCGGCCGCGGTCACGTGATCACCTCGGCCGGCGGCTCGGAATAGACGCGCGGATCGTCATCGACGGCGGCGAGCTCGACGACGAGGTCGTGGCGCGGCCGCACCGCGACGATCTTCAGCTTGGCCGCCCAGTTCTCGCCCTTGCCGAAAGCGATGTGCGTGCGCTCGCGATCGCCCGCCGTGTCGATCGTCGGCAATGTGCCGGCGCCGATCACCAGCTTGCGCTCGTCGTCGCCGGCGGTCGCCTCGAAGGGGCCGGCCATGGTGCCGTCGCGCTTGCGCAGCGCGACGTAGTGGGCGGCGCCTTCCGTCCACGCCAGCGGCTCGTTGACGGCGAGCGTGCGCGTGCCGGCGTCGAAGGCCACCGCCTCGGCCGACTGGCCCCAGGCCGGCAGGTCGTGCGCCAGGCGGATCGGGTCGCCGTAGAGCGCCGACAGGCCTTCCAGCTCGGTGCGCCACGAGATGAGGCGCCGGCGGTAACGGTTGACGTTGACCCAGTACCAAAGCACCCAGCGCGCCTGCGCGCGATTGGTGATGCCGAAGAGCTGCCGGCGGGTCGGGTTCGCCGCCGGGCTGTCCGGCAGCGCCACCGTCACATCGCGCGTCCGCCACGTTACCGGGTCCATGTATTCGCCGGTCACTGCATCGGCCGTCTCCTCGGTCGGCAGCAGGTACTCGATCTCGAAGCTGTTCCTGGCGATGTTGCGGCCGGTGAACATGGCCACCGGCACCGCGGTCGCCACGTCGCGCACCAGGCGGACCTTGCCGCCCTGGACGATGGGCACGGCGCGGATTACGCGGCCGCACATCGTCAGCGCCTCGTAGAGCGGCCTGGACGTGTCGAAGATGCCGTCGAAGGTCCAGCCGCGGCTCTGCCATTCGTCGTAGCCGGCATAGATGCTCGCGAGGTCGACCTTGGTCTCCGGCAGATTGCCGCCGTAGCTCGCCAGCAGCATGTCGGCGATCGCGTCGGCCGGATTGCGGCTCAGCGCCACGGTGCTCGACATCGTGCCGCCGGCCGTCAGGGTGCGCAGCTTGCGGGTGGCGACGACGTTGATGTTGCGCGTCTGCAGGTCCGTAAGCTGTCCCGAAGCGCGCAGCTTCATCGCCAGCACCGTCATGCCGGGGAAGCGGCGCTCGCTGGTCAGGATGCCGCGCATGCCGAACCAAACGACCTCGTGGCCGGCCTGCGCGCTGGTGTCCTTGGTGTCGGTGCGCCGCATGCGCACCTGCCACCGCCCAGGGAACGGCAGCGCCCACTGGTCGGTCCAGCGCTGCGGCGTCGTCGTAGCGGCGCTCCTGACGATGGTGGCCAGCGCCACCCAGGAGCCGCTCGCGTCGCCCAGATCGTTCAGGCGCTGGATCTCGACCTCGAGCGTGAAGGAGCGCGTGTCGAGCCCGCCGCCGGAATTGGCGTAGTACAGGCCGCGCGGGGCGGCGTAGTCGATCTCGAGATAGCCGATGCCGGTGCCCGAGGGATTGGTCGGGAACGGTCCCTTCCACGGCGACGCCGGCGTCGCCTCGGCGCCGGGCAGCTGCGCCTCGCCGACCTCGGCGCTCGCCACCATGCGGGGATCGGCGATGAGGGCCGGGATCGAAGCGCCCGGCTCGATCTTCTGCCACGACACTTCGGCGAAGCGGTCGACCGGCGTCTCGCCGATGCGCGGCGTCTCGATGTCGTAGTCTCCCAGCCCGATCGCCATCAGGTAATGCAGGTATTGCTCGTTGTTCTCGAAGCGCTGGTAGGGCGACGAGACGAAGTCGGGATAGATCTGATGGCGGCCATAGCCGACCGGGATCGGCTGGCCGATACGCGCCTGGTTGCCCTGGGCCTGAAGGGTGTAGGTCGGGCTCGCGGCCTGGGCGTTGCCGAACGTCTGCGCGCTTGGCTTCGGCGCCGGGATCAGGAACGAGATCAGCGTCGTCAGCGCCAGTCCGATCACCGCCTTGACGATACCGACGCCGATCGCGCTGGTGATTCCCATGGCGCCGGCGACGAGCGGGCCGAGATAGGCCGCCGCTGCTATGGCGGCGATCATCAGCACGATCTTGAGGATCTGCGAACCGCCTTGCCCACCGGCCGGCAGGGCCTGGACGACGACCACGTCGTCCTTGCGCAGCCGACGGCCCCAGTCGGCGCGCAGCAGCGGCTTGCCGTTGAGGTGGCAGATCAGGCGCAGCCGCTTCACCGCCGCCCAGTCGTAGCCCTGGCGCTTCAGGAAGCCCCTGATCGAGAACGAACGCCTAGGCCGGTGCACGTCGCGGGCGAGCGGCGCGAAGGGATTGGCGCAGATGGCGAATGTGGTGCTCATACCGCCGCTCCGGCGAAGCGATAGAAGCCCTCGATCCGCCAGCGCTCGAGCGCCAGGCGCTCGGGCGAGTGGAACACGACGCCGACGGGATCGAGGCAGTGCAGCACACCGCCGCCGTCGGCCCGCGCCCAGATGCCGACATGATGCGGCGTGCGCGTGTGGCCCATCAGCGCGACGTCACCGTCGATCGGCGACGAAACGCGGCGCCAGCGTGCGCGCTCGGCCGCGCCGGCGATCGCCAGGGCGTGGGCAACGAAGTTCCCATCGGCGGGCGCGGGCGGCAGCGCGCGGCCGAAGACGACGCTCTGGACGTGGCGGACGAATGCCCAGCAGTGAAAGGTTTGCGGCCCCTCGCCGGTCGGCGAGAAGGGCAGGCCGATGAACGGATCAGGCCAATTGTCGGGCGGCGTCATCGGTTCACCAGGCCGGGGAAGGCCGACGTCGTGTAGAGCGGATGCGGGAAGGCGCGTTGCAGATCCATGCCGACGCGGCAGCGTCCCGTGACGCGCATCGTGGCCGCCTTGACGTCGCGCAGCTCGAAGCTCGGCGGCGACTCCATGCGCGGCGTCAGCGGATCGCTGGCGAGATACGGTCGGTAGGTGCAGCTGATCGGTGACGGGTCCTGCACTGCGGCATCAAGATGTTTCATCAGTTCGGTGCTGACATTGTCGATCGCCAGCTCCATTTCGGGGACAGCTACCGTCTCGATCGGCGCCAGGCGTATCTCGAAGGCGACGCCTGTGAAGGTGACGGCCTGCCCGGCCTGCATCGCCGCGCCGTCCTCCAGGCGGGCGACGACGTCCTTGTCGTCGCGCACGACGCGGATCGCCATCGGCTGGCCCTCCTCGTCGAAAAAGGTCGGGTGGCGAAGCTCCAGCGTGTCGAGGATCACCTCGTCCGTCGGCGCGCCGGCATAGGCCTCGCGGATCGCGTCGTCGAGCGTCGGGTCGGGCATGGCTCAGGCGGCGACGATGCAGGGATGGAAGGCCATGTTGAGCGGCCGATTCTCCGGGGCGACCGGCACGACCCTGGACGCGTCGAAGATCAGCCGATTGGGATCGGCGCCGGCGCCCACGTAGCCGCCATCGCCGCCCGCCGAGACGGCGTTGAAGGGACCGCCGCCGCCGATCAGGGTCATCAGCGCCTCGATATCGACGATGCCGACGATGTTGCGAATCGCGTCGCCCTGCAGCGACCAGAACTCGCGGCCGGTGAAGGTGAGCGGCACCTGGGCGCCGGTCGCCGTCGCGTTCGCCGAGATGGTGATGGCCGTGGCCGATGCGATGGTGGCCACAGTCGCGCCCAGCGGGATGCCGGCGCCGGCGATCGGCATGCCGACATACATGAAGGCCGTCGTGACGAAGTCGGTGACCGAGGCCGAGCCGTTGGTCGTGTTGCCGTAGGCGATGGTCTGGTCGAGCTGCGCCGCCGCGCCATTGGGCCCATCGGCGAAGCGCGGGAAGTAGCCGCGCAGATCGGGCACGCGGAACGTCGTGCTGCCGTCGCCGGTCGAGTAGCGCCGCTTGGTCCAGGAGCCGTCGGCGACCGGCGCGGCGTTGGCGTTGATCCAGGTCCAGAAGGCCGGGTAGGTCGCGCGGCTGTGTAGTCCCCCAATCCCGTGAATGAGGCCCGAGCTGGTGACCGGCGCGCTCATGAAGACGACCGAGCCGATGAAGTTCGACCCCGCCGGGCCGGTGGCGCCGGCGGCGCCCGCCGCGCCGGTAGGACCGGCGGGCCCGGCGACGCCGTTCTGCACCGCGTCGTCGATCTCGGCCGCCAGCCGCGCCATGGTCTTGACGTTGCCCGCCTCGGTGGCCACCAGGCTGGCCGCGCCGGTCGCCGGTCCGTGCACGATGGCGTGCAGGATATCGGCGGCCGCGACCGCCTTGTCGCGGGCGTCCTGCAAGTCGGTCAGGATCGACATCGGCGTTTAGCTCCAGGCGTAGTGATAGGGCGCGTTCGGGAAGTCCGGCATCCAGGCTTCCCAGAGAGTGGCCTCGGCCAGCAGGCCGGCGAGATCGCTGTCGAGCAGGACGTCGAGCCCGCCCTGGTCGAGCCACGGCGGATCGCGCGACTCGACCTCGGCGGTCACCAGCCAGAGCTCGCCCGAGTGCGCCGTGCTCTCGTAGGGTTTGAAGAAGCGGATCTCGTGGGTCTGCAGCCCGACGCCCGAGATCAGCGTCATCCCGAACCAGGCCGCGCCCTCGGCGGCGTAGGAGCGGAACCAGCCCTCGAACAGCGCCAGCTCGAAGCGCGTGAGATGCCAGCGCAGCTTCAGGCGCCACGGCGTCGCCGTCGACCGCTTGCGCGCGCGGGCCGGGCCGATCTCCATGTCGGTGCGCGTCACGCCTTCCTGCGGCGTGATGCCGTAGCCGCCGCCACTGAGGGTCGGCAGCGGGATCGCGGCGGGCCAGGCCGGTACCGTCATCGCCGCCCCCGATCGTCGATGTCGAAGCTGCTGGTGATCGCCGCGTGCAGCGCGCCGCGGCCGGCCGCGACGTTGCGCGCCATGCCGGTCTCCACCGCGTCGATCAGCACGTCGATGGTGAGCGAGCCGTCGCCGTTCTCGCGCTCGCGCGTCTGCACGCGCGCGCCGCCATTGTTGATCACGTTGACGACGACGGCGGGTCCTGCGCGGCCGGCGTTGTCGCGGTGGCGCGGATGGTTCGCCGGCAGCACCTCCTCGCCGCGCATGGCGATGATCGGCACCTCGCCCGGTCCCAGCACGGGGCCGCCACCGTGATAGCGCCGCGCGCCGGCCCACAGCGCGGCCGGCAGCGGGCCGCTCCGGCGGCCACCTTCGCCGACGACGCCGCCTTCGTGGAAGATGCGGCCGATCAGGTCGCCGATAAAGCTGAAGAAGCCGCCGCCGACGCCGTTGCCCGTCGCCGCCTGCCCGTCGGACGCGGAGCCCTCGACGCTCGTCGGATTGCCGCCGCCGCCGCCGAAGACGCGGTTCAGCACCCAGCCGAGACCCTGCGAGAGCGGGCCGGTGATGCCCTGGCGGATGGCTATGCGCGCCATGTCGGCCAGGATGCTGTCGGCCAGGCTGCTGAAGCTGAACTTGCCCTTGGTGACGAAGCTCACCAGGGCGTCCTCGCCGGCGCGCAATCCCTGGGCGATGCCGTCGGCGGCCGCGCGCCCGAAATTCGCCGCCTCGTCGGCGTAGCGTCGCAGGCCGGCGATCATGCCGTCGGTCGAGCTGCGCGACGCTTCGAGCCGTTGCAGCTCGTACTCCTTCGTCGCCTCCGCGACCGCGCGCGCGGTCAGCATGCCGGTTTCCTTCAGCGCCTGAAGTCGCGCCATCGAATCGGCGAAGGCGGCGTCGGGGTCGTACTGGCGATTGAGCTGCGCCGCCTCGCGCTGGCGATCGGCGGCCAGCCGTCGGCGCGTCACTTCGTCGTAGGCGGCGATCTGCTCGCGGGCCGCGGCGACGATCCGCGGGCTGCCGCTGGCGATCGCCTGGGCCATCAGCTGGTGGGAGAAGGTCGCGACGTCGTTGGCACGCGCCGCCTCGCGCGCGGCCTCCGAGGAAACGCGCTCGGCGTCGGCGACGCGCTGCAGGGCGTCCGCTTCTTGCCTCGCCGCGTCGACCCGCTGGGCCGCGCTTTCCACCGCCGCCGCCGCGTCGCGCTCCAGCTGGGCCGTCGCGATCCGCCCCGCCGTGCCGGACGCGATCTCGCCGCGATCCTCGGCCGCCCGCGCCGCGAGCGCGGCCTTCAGCTTCAGCGCCTCGGCCGTCGACCGTCCGTAGGCGGCGGCGACCTGCAGAGCGGCGACCGCTTCGTCGTCGAGCGCGTCGACCTGTTCGCGTGTCGCCGTGTGCTGCTCGAGCAGAGCGGTGGCGCGCGCCTTCTCGGCCGCCGCCGTGGCCCGCACCGCGTCGCCCGTCGCCGCCAGCGCCCGGCGATACTCGGTCTGGTAGGCCTGCTCGGCCGCGCGCAGGTGCTGCGGCATCGCCGCCAGCCGGGCGGCTTCCCTGGCCTCGCGCTCGATCTGCTGCGCCGGCGTCTCCAGCGTGGCGCGTTCGCCGCGCAGCTTCTCCAGCTGTTGCTCGATCGAGGCGCGCGTCTGCGCCGTGATCTGCGTGTTCCTCAGCAGGCGTTCCTGCTGGGCAATCTCGGCATCGATCGCCTTGCGACGGTTCTCGGCCGTGCCGGCGCGATGCGCCGCCGCCAGCGCCTCCTTGTCGGCGGCGGCCTGCGCCGCGGCGGCGCCCTGATCGCGCGCTTTCGCGGCGTCCGCCTCGGCCTTCTGCACGATCGCCGCGTGCCGCTGCACATCGTCCTGGGCTCTGGCCAGCTTCGAGCGCGTGGCGCGGATTTCCGCATCGAGCCAATACTGCTGGCCACCCTGCGCGGCCGCGTCGCGACGGCGCTGAAGGTCCGTGAGCTGCCGGGCGATCTCGTCATGGGCGGCGGCGGCCGCGGCCGCCTGCTGCTTCGCGGCCGCGACCGGGTCGGCGGCCGGTGCGCCGCCGGAGCCGGACGCCAGGTCCAGGACACCGCGCGCCGCGAACTTCGCGGTCTCCCAGAAGTGCTCGAGCCCGCGCGTCAGCCGCTGGATGAACCAGCCATCCGACATCGAACTCTTGAGCTGCTCCCAGCTCGCGCGCAGCGCCGCCGTGCCCTTCTCGGCCGACGAGGCGCCGCGTTCGTTGAGCGACTGGAACTGCCGCTCGAGCGCGCCCAGGGCGATGCGCACGACATCGGATTTGCGGCCGGTCTCCTCGAAGGCTCTGATCTGCTCGAGCTCGGCGACGGTGAGGAAGCGGAAGACCTGGTCGAGTTTCTGGATCGAGGCGGCGGTGCCGTCGAAGGCGCCGGCCAGCACGTCGGCGGCCTGCGGCAGCTCGGCGCTGGTGACGCGCGCGAAATCGCGCGCCGTCGCCAGGGTGCGGGTGAAGAGATCGCCCGACAGCAGCGGGTTGGCCTGCAGGCGATTGGCCGAGAGGAAGGTCTCGTCGCGGCCCGCGCCCGGCCGGCCGAGTTCGGCCTCGACCGCCATCTGGATCGCGCGGGCGGTCAGGCCCGCCGACTGCGCCGTCGCGCGCAGCGTGATGTCGGTCTGGCGCAGCTCGCGATTGAGCTGCTGGGCGTGGCTGACGCCGATCGTCAGCGGCGCGGTCACCGCGCCGATCGCGAGCACGACGGCGGCGGCGTGCGGCGGGATCGCGCGCAGGCCGCTCATGATGCCCGACGCCATTCCCCGGAATGAGTTGCCGAAGGCCTGCATCAGCTGCGGACCCTGCTGGATCGCGATCAGCAGCGGGTTCTGGCCGCCGGCGAGCTGCGCGGCGACGTCGCTGCCCTGGTAGAACAGCGCCGCCGTTTGCTGCGACGTCAGCGGCGCCCGAGCGGGGGCGCCGGGTTGAGGTTTGGGCGTGGCCGGCGGCGTCGATGACGGGAGCGTCGAAGCCGGCGGCGGCTTCGCCGCCTGCTCCGCCTGCTCCCTGGCCTTGCGATCCGCCTCGGCCTTGGCTTTCGCCGCGGCGGTGGCGCGCCCGAGCGCCGCCGTTTCCTGGTCGATCGCCGTGGCGACCTTGACCGCCGTCGCGTTGAGCTGGGCCTGGCACTGCGCCGCGTAGCGCAGGTCGGTGCCGAAGGTCGTGACGATCGCCGATGTCGCGCGCAGGCCGGCGCGCTCGCGCTCGAGCGCGGCGGATGCCTGCTGCGCCTGGCTGTTGAGCTGGCCGGACGCGGCGCCGACGCCGCGCAGCGCCGCCTCGGCCTGGCGGGCCTCCTGGGTGAAGCCGCCGCCGCCGGTGAGCTCGAGGCGGCCGCTGACGGTGAAGGTGCTCATGACGCGCGCTTCATCGCCGCTCGCCGAAGCCCGCGATCGCGCCGCCCTCCAGCGTGCGCAGATCGTCGAGCAGCGCGCGCGCCGGCGCGATCTCGCCGAGCCGCAGGATCTCGCCGACCGCCGCGTAGTCCAGGCCGAGATGCACCAGCCGATCTCCGGCGACGATCACCTTCCACGATGTCGCGCAGAGCAGGAACGCGTCGATCGCCTGGCCACAGTCGAGCGGCAGCGCGAAGGCCTCGGCCTTGCCGCGATCCTCCCGATCGGCGTTCTCCATCCGCACGCGCCATGCTTCGATCTCGGCCTCTGTCGCACCCTGCGCCCGCATGTCCGCGAGCACCTCGTCGTTGCCGTCCTTCGCGGCGGCGCGGCTCCGAGTCCAGCGCCGCCCCGCCTCCCTCAGTTTTTTTCCCGCATCCCGCGGCGCGCCTTGACGTAGGCCACGGCGACCGCCTGGGCGATGTACTGATGGCCGAGCAGCTCGCCGCGCGTTTCCGCCGACCAGGCGATCGGCCGCCCGCCCTCGTCCTGGATATCGCCGCCCCAGCCGATCCAGACCTTCTCGAGGAGGCCGACGTCGCTCTGGGCGAGCGTGTCGAACGTCCTATCGTCGACATAGAGGAAGCGGCCGACGAAGCTCTGCTCGGCACCCGCGGGCGTCATCACCGCGACCGGCGCCTCGAACTCGAAATCCTTCCTGAACACGAACATCGAACGGGCTCTCCCTGGTGTGAAGGTCGCGCGGCGGCGACGGCGCCTGGCGGGCGTCGTCGCCGCCGCGCCGGCGTCAGCGCGCGGTGATCATGTAATCGGGCGCGCCCTTGATGATGCTGAAGCCGACGTCCAGGCCGGCATCGGCCTGCAGCTGGACGCGATTGACGTCGACCACCTCGGTCGTGCCGATCGCGATGTCGATGATGTTGCCGGCGACCAGGCCGTGGGTGACGGCGAAGGCGTTGTTGGCCTTGCTCGCCTTGGCGCCCCAGTAGTCGTAGGTCGCGAAGGCCGGCTCCTCGATCGTCGCCTTGCAGGTCGGCAGGCGATCGTCGACCGGAATGTCCTTGCGGTTGACGCGCTCGCGGTAGGCGACGGTGACGCCGGCGTCGAGCTCGAAGCTCTCCAGCGGATGGGCACGGCCGCCGATGGTGAAGGTCGGCGTGTTGTCCTTGCCGAAGTCGAGCGCCGGCTGCCAGGCGGTGAACACGCCGGCCGGGAAGGCCGAGGCGTCCTGGGCGGAGAACAGGCCGAGCATGCTGAACTCCAGCTCGGGCCGGCGGTTCTTGACCGCCATGAGCTTCATGTTGCCGCGCGAGCCGAAGAAGCGCGTCCGCACGCCGTCGATGTTGAAGTAGATCGCGCCCGACTCGAAGCCGGTGTCGACCGGCGTGTAGTCGGCCTTGGTGCTGGCGGTGAGCGTCTCGGCGTGCGCGCACATGCGCGCCAGCGGTCCCCAGGGCGGCGCGGTGCCGGCGGCGCCCGATCCCGCCAGGTCGGTCTTGAAGTTCAGCGAGACGTGGCGGCCGACAAAATACTGCGCGACCTGGCCCATTCCGGCGCGCAGAATGCCGGCGGGCACGTTCTCGCCGTTGGCCAGGTTGATGGTCACGTCCTTCAGCAGGATCGCGTTGGCGGCGGCCGAGGGCGTCGGATCGACGCCGTAGCTCGTCTCGATCTTCGCCAGGACGGATTTCTTCTCGAAGCGCAGCGCCATGGTGGCTTACTCCTTGATGGCCGCGTCGTCGCGCGGCGGGGGGGCGTCGGCGGGCTCGGTGCCGGCGGTCTTCCTGAGCTGGCCGTCCTCGACGACGTACGAGCCGCCCGAGACGGGAATCGGCGTCGCCGGCGACGGCGCCTGGGGTGCGGTGGGTGCTGCGGGCTTCTTCGCCATGGCGATCCTCAGACCTTGCGGATGGAGGCGGTGCGGGTGAAATCGAACTGCCAGTAGATCGCGCGCGCCTCGGCGCGCATCAGGGCGCCGCCGCCGTAGAGCAGCTGGCCGTGCGCTTCCTCGGGCCGCCAGCCGACCAGGCGGTCGATCAGCAGATCGCGCATGGCGCGGATCACGTCGGCCTCGGCGACGGCGCCGGTGGTCTTGCCGTCGCCCAGGCAGGCGATGATGCCGATGCGCTCCTGGATGTCCTGACCCACGGCGTTGGCGCTGTAGACGTTGCCGCCCGCGCTCTCGCGGATCGGCATCACCCAGCCGGCCGGTCGCTGGTGCAGCGGCGGATCGTTCTCGATCCGGGAGAACGCGACCACGCCTTCCAGCATCTTGAAGATCGCCGGTGCCTGCTGCAGACGGGTGATGACCAGGCCGATCATGCGGCGGCTCCCGGCGGGCCGAAGCTGGTGACATAGTCGCGCGCGATATCGGCCCAGCGATCGACATCGGTGGGCGACGCCCCGATGAAGGGCCGCGGCGGGATCGTCACGCTTCTGGCGAAGATGGTCCGGTCGCCGAGCTGGAAGCGCAGGGCCTTGCCCTTGGCGCGGATCGTGGCCCCCAGCTGGTGGATGCGCGCGTAAAGCGTGTTCGATCCAACCTCGACCGCGGCGCCGGCGGCGTCGACCAGATAGGTGATGTAGTCGCGAAGCGTGCCGCTTTTCACCAGCGTCGTGCCGCCCTCGTTCGTGGCGCGCCAGCTCGGCTTCCACGCCTTGCCTTCGGGCGACGCGCCGCGCTGGAAAGAGCGTTGCGCGACTTCCCGCATGTCCTCGCCGATGTCGCGCAGGGGATGGCCGAGATCTTCGCCGCGCTCGCGCAGCGCGGCGATCGCCGACGTGAGCGGACCGTCGTCGAAGGTGAAGCGCATCGCGACCGACACGTCACAACCCCTTCATGCTGTCGCGCGAGAAGCGCTTCTCGGGCATCTCGGTCAGGACCTCGCCGGCGCTCGCGGTGGCGGCCGCCGGCGTCGGCGCGTCGAGCTGGAGCTCGCCGTCGCCGATGCGCCTGAGCTGCGCGCGCGCCGCCTTCAGGTTGTCGCGCACGATCTCCGGCACCTCCGACGTGAACAGCCTGCTACGCGCGATGTCGCAGGCGATGGTGACGAGGAACTCCGGCACGGGGTCGATCGGCGTGGCGTAGCGGCGGCCGAGCTCGGCGTTGATCTCGTTGTCGGTGTCCACCAGCGCCTTCCCGATCACCGCGTCGTCGATCTCCCCGTCGTGGTCGCGATCGGCGTTGGCGGTGATCTCCTGAACGCCGAAGCGCGTCACCAGGTCGGTTTCGGTGGCGTAGCTCATGACCAGTCGATCCTGGGCGGGATGTCGTCGCCGTGGATCGACGCGTAGCGCGGCTCCAGGCCGTCGCAGAAGTTCACATCGACGCCGGCGACGCCCGGGAGCGCGGCGAGCGTGGCCGCGTCCTCGAGCATCGCGTCTCCGGTGACGAGGAGGGCGACGTGATAGCCCGGCACGGGTACCGGCGGCTCGATCCACACTTCCTCGAGCCAGACGCCGCCCTCGAACACGACACCAAGCACGGTCTCCTGCCAGCGCCCGACGCGCGGCTCGCCGGCGATGGCGACGAAGGCGGCGCGCGCGGTGTGCCACTGCGCGGCGTCCTCGGCATCGACATAGGCGGTGACGCAGTCGAAGGGCCGGCCTTCATGCATGAGGACCGTCATGGCGCAGCTCCCGCCACGAGCAGCTCGGCCGCCGGCAGGCGACGGGGGTGGATTTCGGCAACCTCGTACCAGCCGTTGAACGAGCTGGCGCCAGGGTTGCCCGGATCGGAGCCGAGCACGAGGCCGTCCATCCCGCCGGGCAGCGCGCCGGACGTGTCGGGCGATGCCGCTACACCGTTGACCACGAATCCGAAATCGTTGGCTTTGAAGGCGCCGGCGCAGCGGAAGCGCGAGGTGACGGCGGTCCCTGACGTCGTGTTGGGCTGGGCCGTCGTCGCGCCGGCGACCTGCACCGCCAGGCCGAGGTTGTTCGGGGTCACAGCGCTGAGATAGGCCACCACCTGGTTGTTGACATCGGGCGACGCGGCGTTGGCGAAACCGCCGAGACGCGCGTCGATGCCGGCGCCGCCGGCGCCGGCCGAGCGCGCTGTCAGCGCCAATGTACCCTCGGCCGGGTTGAACCAGCCCGCGCCGGCGAGCTTGACGGCTCCGGCCGGCCGCGTGGTCGCCGCCGGCGAGCCCGGCGCCGCCAGGATCAGCGGCGAGGCGTCGGCGCCCTGTTCGCACTGGAAGCCGGCGTAGCGGATCGTCACGTCGATCGCCGCGCCGTTGCTCCAGCTGCAGCTCACGCGCGGCTGGACATGCGTGTTGCTGCCGTCGCTGATCGTGCCGGTCACACCGGCGAACCGGCGCAGGGTACCGTCGAGGGTTCCCATGAGGTTCGGCGCGCTGCCGAAGCCGGAGCCGCCCGGGTACTTCAACAGATGCGGATTGAAGCTGGTGAAGTTGGCGAGAGAGCCGGCGACGATCGCCATGTAGACGCTGAAGGTCCACGTCTGCCCGTTGGCCGACACGATCACGTTGGTCGGCTCGGGAATGTAGAGGTAGGCGCCGGTTCCGTTCGTCGTACCGACGTAGCGCACCTCTACATACGGCATGCCGTTGACCGTGCCGGCGCCGACGATGTTGGCCGCGACGGTGCCCATCGACGAGGCGATCGCGTTGGTCGGGAACGTACCTGGCGTGCCGGCGACGGCGCCCTCGAGACGGGAATTGCGGATGCCGTTGGTCCGCGACGGGGCGACCAGCAGGCCCTTGCGCGCCAGCGTCACCGGATCGTGGTCGATCGGGCTCTCGTTGTTGCCGCTCAGCGTGAAGACCCCGGCGGCGTCGAAATAGCCGATGGCGCCGGCGCGTGTCGTCACCAGGCAGGGGAACGAGCTGGCGTTCATGAAGTCAAACCGCAGCGACGGCGCGAGCTCGACCGGATGGCGCGAGGGCTGGCTGAGGTTCAGCATGCGGCGATCAGTAGAGCTCGCTGATGTGCACGTCGGGCGTGCCCAGAGCGGCGATGCACGCGAAATGCGTCTGCAGCGCCTCGGTGCCGCCGTCGCCCTGCAGGGAGATCGTCACGCGGCCCGAGGCGCTGTCGAGATAGTGGTCGGTGCCGACCGCCGTCTGCGCGCCGATGCCGGCACGGAAGCGGATCGCGCCACCCACGACCTGGATCGACAGCGCCCGCGCGATCTGCACGGCCGGCGTTCCCGCCGTGGCAAAAGGGCCGACTCCTTGGCTCGTGCCCGACGCGACGATCTTGTGGCTGCCGCTGGTGCGCGGCAGCAGCGCCTGAATGCCGCGGCCATAGGCGTCGCGCGCGATCGGCATGGATCAGGCCTCGGCCTCGACACTGTCGGCTTCGACCTCCTGGACGAGCAGCATCTTGCCGTGCTCACCCTTGATCGCGTCGGCCTGCTCCTTCGTCAGCTTGTCGAGCGGGAAGTCCTGGGGCGCGCGCGTGTGCTGTACGCCGCCGCGCCAGAACCCCCGCTCACTGACCGCCATCGTGCGCAGGGCGGTCGCCTTCTTCTTCGCCATACTGCAGTCCTCCATGCGGGACTGACGCGCCCAGGCAGGACGCGCCGTCGCCCGAGTTAGTCGAGATACGAGGTGACGAGGAGATCGGCGGTGTTGCGCCACACATTGGTGGTGCCGCTGATCTGCTCCGCGTTCAGCAGCTGACGAGCCGCGCCCTCGAGCGACGTGCCGGTCGCCAGCAGGTCGCCTTGCCAGTTCAGCTTCTTGCCGCCATCGGCGACCATGCTGGCGAGCGTCGCGCGCGCGGCCGCGTAGTTCGTGGGGTCGAGCGTCTGCTTGCTCGCCACGCCCATCTGCCACAGGCCGACGCCGACGTTGCAGCGCAGATCGGCGCCATAGCGGATCTTCTTGCGGGTGAAGACCGCCTCGTCCTTGAGGTCGTCCATGATCACGAACTCGGCCTTGCGCCGGTTCTGGAAGATGAACGGCTTCACCGGCATGGTGGTGACCAGCAGCATCCACATGGCGCCGGAGCCGCCCTGCCAGTTGCTCTTGGTCGTCCAGCTGCCGTCGGCGAGCTGGACCGGATGGTCAGTGTCGAAAAAGTATTGCCCGTCGTAGCAGAGGGTGGAGTTGCCAGCCTTCGCCAGGGGAAAGCTCAGATCGTCGGGGAACGCCGCGGCCTGCTGGCCCAGCATCTGGAAAGCCGGCCGGTAGATGCCGACCTTGTCGTCCTCGAGATCGTCGCGATCGACATCGACCGTGTTCTCGAAGGACTTGTTCTTGATGGTGTAGCCCGACGCCGCCAGGTTCTGGTACTGGCGATCGCCCAGCCATTCCCGGAAGATCGGGAACTTGCCCAACCAGGCGTAGGTCTCCTCGGCGCTGTCGGACGGCACCTCCATCGCGATACGGTTCCAGTTCGGCTTTACGGCGCCGAACGCCTGGTGGAAGACGGCCTTGTAGCCGGCCGACACGATGCTGAGATTCTGTCGATTGATGATCATGACGTGGCGGCTCTCCTCAGAACTCGACCCACACGCCAGCCGCGTCGACATCGCGCACGATGCCGGCGGCCGAGCGGGCGGCGCTGTTGTCGGTTTTGGCCACCGTCTGATCGTCGACGATGTAGCAAGTGGCCCCGTATTCCTTCAGCGCGATGGCGTCGCCCGACGCGCTGTTGGCGTAGCGGAACGTGCCGCGTCGAACCCTGACCAGGGTGGCGCCGGCGACCGCGCCGTTCTTGGCGTAGGCCTCGGCGCGGCCAACGGCCTTGAGGCCGGTGGCTTCGGTGCCCTTCACCGCGAGATTGCTCGCGTTGATGCAGACGATGGCGCCGGCGAAGATCTCGGCGTTGGCGGCCATCGGGAGATCGAAATCGCGCGACTCCTTGCGCGGCGTATCACGATCGGCGGTGAGCGCAGTCATCAGGCGCCTCCCTTCAGCGTGGTGGCGAACTGCTGGGCGTCGAGCCCAAGCTTGCTCGCGACCATGGTGCCGATGTCGTCGAGCGCGGCCGGCGCGTCGGCACCAGGCGGCGTCGCCGGGAGCTGCCGGCCGTTGACGATCTGCGGCTGCGCGGCGACGAAAGTCGCGAAGCCATCCGGATCGCGCGTGGCATAGCCGATGGCCCAGTCGCGCTGCGCCGGCGGCAACTTGCCGGCGACGATGGCCTTCTCGACTTTGTCGGTGGCGGTGTCTTTCGCCTGGTTGGCCTCGAGCGTGTTCACGCGCGTCACCAGGTCGGCGACGCTCTTGTCCGCCGCCGAGGCCGCGGTCTGCACTTCGCCGATACGCGCGACGATCGCCGCGGGCTCGGCCTTCTCGGGCAGGCCCAGAGCTTTGCGGATATCGACCATGCCCGCGATGGCGAGCTGGCCTGCGGTCGCCGCCGCCACGATGACGTCGGCCGAGGTGGTCGTGCCGAGCGCAAGCGCCGCCGCCACCCTTTGAAGGGTCGGGTCCATGTTGTCTCCGGTGGGGTTGTGATGGCCGCTGGCGACCAGCGGACGGAACACGAGCGCGGGATCGTTGCAGAGGCCTGCCCGCAGGATCGTGGTGACGTTGCCCGACCCATCGGCGAGGTAGGTCGGCGAGATGTAGCGGTAAGCCCGAGAGGCCAGAGCAGAGCGGCCGTCGGCGGTCCAGGCGATGCGTGCCCAGATCGAGCCCTCGCGCTCCTGCATCTCCTCGATCCAACCGGCCGCGCGCGCTTCACCGCCGTTGTAGAGCGCGAAGTCGGTCTGGTGGTTGAAGTCCACCACCGGCCTGATCGGCCGGGCCATCGAGACCTGGGCGACCAAGGGGGCATCGACCAGGCGGACCATCTGCTTGCTGTCGGCGCGCTGCACCTCCCCGGCGGGAAACAGCAGTTGCCAATCGCCGACCTTGCCGTCCTGGACGGCCGCCAGCTCCACGGCGATGCGGCCGGAGCCTGTACCGTGTCCGGGCGTTGGTTCGGTGCTGGCCGTTGGTTCGGTGCTGGCGACGTGAATCGCCAGAAGCGACGGGCCCAACGTTACGCCGGCCCGTCGCCCCGGGTGGGGCGCCAACACTTCGGGGCGCCCGGGGATTCCGATATGCTTGCTTTCGCCGTGCATCGCGGCGACCCTACGGACCACCGCGACAGGGCGAACCTGCCGACCTATGTCGGCACCATCTCCGGCTAATACCGCCCGGCGGCCGATGCGACCGCCCTGATAGGTTCAAGACGCCCCGTAAGAGGCTTTAAGAGGGGGCAGGACGCGCGATCCGGCTCCCGGCCGCACCAGCGGGCGTCCGGCGGGCCATCCCCGGGTAAATGGCCCTCGTTTGCGGCGGTCCGCCGAAGCGCCTATATTGGGGTCGTGCCCGGCTTCGGACGGGTAACGGCCAAGGCCTTCGGGCAGGGCGACGCGACGGCGACGGTCGGGAGCCACTCCCCGATAACCGCGCCCGGTACCCGCGGGGACGGCTCCCGCGGGTTTGATCTCCCAGCCTATTCCTTCTCCGACAGGACGCGCGACCAGGCGAGGCGGCCCAGGCGCACGCTCTCGACATACGCCTCGGTGCTGGGGAACATGGTCCAGGCCTCCAGCAGGCCGCGATTGGCCTGGGCGACGACGACGAGCTCGCGCGCCTCCTTGCCGAAGACCAGGCGCGCCAGGAAGCGCCGGCGCAGCTCGACACGGCCGGTGCCGCGGTGGCGCTCGAAGCTCCACCATATCTCCTCCGGCTCGGTGAGGATCTGTGGCAACGCGCCCAGGTAAGGCGAGCGCGTCGGCGCGATGTGGCGCGCGAGCGAATCGGCATCGACGACGGTGACCGTTCCATCCGGCGCAATGAACGGCATCGTCTCGCCACCGATCACCTGGCGCGTCATCCGCCGCAGCTCGTCGCGCTGATCGTCCTTGAGCCTGACCATCAGCTCGGGCCCTTCGCGCGCCGGCAGCAGCGGCGGCAGCGACAGGCTCACCGGCGTATCCTGGCGATAGGCGCCGCTGGTCAACCGCTCGAAGGCCGCGTTGCCCTGCTTGCGCCAGGACGCCATGACGTCGTCCGCCAGCCGGCTGCCCGACGCCGCTTCGCCGACGTTGTAGTTCCAGCCGGGCCCGATGCCGCGGTCCAGCTCGACCTCGCCGCCGGTGAACGGGTCGCGCTGCTTCACCGACTCGATCGGCGGCGACGCCGGCGACGGCTCGTAGCCGAAATCCCGCATCTGTCGCTCGGAGAGATTCATCACGGTGCAGCGGCACATCCAGTCGTTCGGCGGATAGTGCGTCTGCCACCAGACGTCATCGACGTTCAGCACGGTGCCGTGCCAGCGCCGGTGATCGGGCCGCGTGCGCTCGTCGAGCACGGCGACATAGCGCAGCCAGGGACGGCGCCCCTTGACCCGCTGGATCTGCTCCCAGCGGCCGGCCATCGCCGCGGTGCGCATGTTCGTCTCGAAGATCACGCGAGTGCGCCAGTTGCGCCCGCCCTTGTACGTCCAGCCATGCCTTGCGACCGTCTCGTCGAAGCGCTTGCGGAATTCCTCGATCGTCGTGCCGTTGTCGATCGCCGACTGGATCGCCGCCTGGATGTCCTTCAGCAGGCTGTCCTGCATCGCGCCGGCGACGACGAAGGCGCGCGTGTGCATGCCTTCCTTCAGGTCGGTCCAGGCCTTCGTCGGCAGGCGGACCTTGTCGCGAAAGAACCTCGACGCCTCCTCGAAGCGCAGGCCGTTGAGACTCAGTTCGGGCACGCTTTGCCCCACAAGGCCGCATGCGGCGCCTTTGGGTCACCAACCTTCCACCAATGGACCCAGGCTGTCGCCTTGTCGGGCAATGCCTTCCGCGCCGACAGGCAATAGGAGCAGGCGACGGCATGGTGCTGATCGGTAAGCGCGCGCGAGTAGTCCTGTTCGCCGGCGTGCGCGTCGCACACCGCGATCGTCAACACCACGCATAGCGGCCGATGCGTGTCGCGGGGATATCCTGACGCCCAGTACCGTAGCTCCGGCATCACCGTCGCCGGCGCGCCGCAGCCCTCTCGATCGCAGACGGAGGGGCAAGAACGCTCGCTCATGCTCAGCCCTCGATCGACAGATCACGCGCCGCGACGTTTCCCAAAGCCAGCGCCTGGCCGATCACCGTCGCGACGTCATCGACGCCGAGCGTCGGGAACAGGTCGACCATGCTGGCTGCCAGGGACTCGAGATCGGGCGCCTCGTTCACCGCGCGCTGAATCTTGTCGAGCCAGGCATCGGTGATCGGCCCGACCGTCTCCTCGAGCGCGGCGAGGATATCGTCCTGCTCACGCTGTCTCGCCTGGGCGGCTTTCGCCGAGCGCGCGGCGACGGTGGCGCCGCCGGCGGCGACGGCCTTGCGCAGTCGCGCGGCCTGCTGTCGGCGCTCCCGCCGATTGCGCGGCGCCGGATCGGAGTCCTCGTCCGCCGCCAGATCGGTGCCGCTGGCGTCGGCGGAGCGAGCCGCCGGCCCGAGCAGCTCGTCATCGTCGCTCGGATCGTCCAGGCCGCCGGCGTCGCGCAGCTGGGACACCGATACGCGACCGCCGCGATCGGCGATCGCCGTCGCGACCTTCAGCATCAGCTCGACGTTCTGCTGTTCCGGCCGGCCGATGGTGAGCGTCGGGTATGCTTCCTGCGGCCCGAAGTTGAGCGCCACCATCCAGTTGACGACGTCGCGCTGCAGTGTGCCGGCGAGCTGCTTGGCGTCGGAGCGCTCGATGTCCTCGCGGACCTTGTCGTGCTCCCTGCCGACCGCATGGCCGCCGGCGATCGCGTCGGTCGTCGCCGTCTGACCCAGGACGACCTTCGAGACCTGGCGATCCATGTACTCAGCCAGGTTCTTGAACACCGCGCCATCGCCACCGCCCTTGACCTCCTTGAAGTCGATCGACATGGCGTCGGGGATGATCGCGGCGGCATCACCGGCGATGTCGGCCACCGCGCGCAACAGCGCGCGCCGCTCGTCGGGAGAGGCGCCGGCCGGATACTTACCCAGACGAAGCGGCTGGCCATAGGTCTCGGCGAAGGAGGCCCAGTCCTTGATCGAGAAGTTCTGGAACATCCATGGCCAGGCGCAGATCCAGGCGACGCCCGCCTGGATCGTCAGACCGCTCATCGCGTAGTGGCGGTGCACGACGAAGCGGCCGGGCGCGAGATCCTCGCCATCGGGATTGGAGTCGCTGCGCAGCCGAAGTGTCTCGCGGTCGATCCGGTCGAACTGAAACCAGCGCTGGTCCTTCCACTTCAGCCGGCCGGGCACCCAGCTGGTGGGCAACGTGTTCCAGATCGTCTCGAGGACCGAGAAGCCTTTGCCGATCGCGTCTAGCGCGCCGATCGCCTCGATCTCGAAATCGGGGCGCTTCACCCATGTGCGCACGAAGTCCGCGTGGGCGATGTGCTCGGCCGAGTCGGATGCCGCATCGATCTTCACGTCGAGCTGGGCGACCTGGCGCTTGCGGGTGCCCAGCACCGACGCGTAGTGCGGGTATTTCCGCTCCAGGTCGGACGCCAGCGCGAGATATCGCTCGGCGTCGCCATCCTCGGCGTCGCGCAGGATCATCGCCAGCTCCTGCGGCGACAGCCCGATGGACGGATGGATCTGCGCCGTGGAGCGCGTGCCCATGACGCTGGGCACCGCAATCTCCTGGCTGATCGCGCGGACGCTGAACGGCTGGCCGTCAGGACCGAGGATGGTTGAAGGGCGCAGAGCCATGGAGTCCTCTCACCAGGTCAGTCGGCGACCGCCGCCGCGCGCGTCATCGCGCTCGAACTCCTCGAGCGTCCGAAATCCGCGACGTTCGCCGCTGCCTTCGCCGTAGCGATCGCGTGTCGTCGTCGCCGTGGGCTGATAGCCGGCCGCCCACGCGCCGCTGCCGTCGGCACCATGGATCGCCAGGGCCGCGGCCCAGAAGCGGTCGGCATGACCACCTTCGTCGCGCTCGGTCAGGAGGCGCGCGGTACCAGACGGACCGACCAGGCGCCGTGTCTTGTTGAGATCGCCGCGCAGCGCGATGTCGCCCTGGGGCAAGCGGATTCGCCGTTCCTCGAAACGACGACGGATGCCGTTGGCCAGGCCGAGCTTGGAGCCCGGCCCGAAGATCATCCCCTCGACGACGCTCTCGCCGTGCCGGCGCTTGGCGTCTTCGACCGGCTTCTCGCCCATGCCGGTCTGATCCATCACCAGGCGCCGCGCCTTGTAGCGCTCCATGGCGTTGGCGACGATCGCATCCTGCTCGGCGAACTTGATGTTCCTGCGCACGATCAGCTCGCGGCACCACAGCACGTCGCCGACGAGTTCGAAAACCCACAGCACCCAAAGGTCGCCGCGCGCCGCGATGTCATTGCCGAGGAAGCATTGCCCCCCGGCATACTTCTCTGGCTTGCCCGCTTCAGGGTCCTCGCACGCCATGATCCAGTCCATCGGCAGCACGGCGCCGCCGTCGTCCAGGAACTTCAGCTCGTACTCCTGCGACCACGCATCATCATCACCCAGGCCGCGGCGGAGCTCCTCCACGTTGCGGTCCAGACCGTCGGCCGCGGCCTGATGGATGTCGGTGATGTGGCGCGACCAGATCGGATCGTCGCCGGTCATCAACTCGTAGAACTTGTTGCCCTTCCCGTTCGGAGTCGACGTCACGCGGACGCGCAAGCCGGACTTCGAGATCACCGGGAACGCCGCCGTCCAGATCCTGCGGCTGTCGGCGTGGAAGGCGAACTCGTCCAGGAAAAGATTGGCACTGAAGCCGCGCGCCGTGTCCGGAGTCGCCGGCAGGGCGGTGATGCGGCTGCCACCGGGATAGATCAGGTCGAGCACCTTGTACTCGGCATCGAGCCGGCCGGTCTCGCCATAGACCTTGTAGGCGCTCTCCTCCTCGCGCGGCGGCTCCCAGCCTCGCTTCACTGCGTTGTAGATCTCGTAGTAGGCGCGGGTCATCGGCTTGACCGCTTCGTCCAGCGCCTCCTTCGCCTGGCGCTCGCCACGCGAGAGGATCACCCACCGCGTGCGGCGCTTGGCCGCCATCGACACGACGCAGTCGTCGACCAGCTCGGCCGAGGTCGTGAAGGTCTTGCCGGTCTGCCGCGCGAACATGCCAATCTTGAACCGGGAGCGATCACCCAACCACCGCCGCTGGTAGGCCTTGAAGTCGATGACGCTCTGGATCTTCGCCGTCGAGGCCATGTTCAGCTCACGCGAAGCCGAGAATCTCGCGCGCGCGCTGCGCGGCCGCGGCGTCGATGTCGCCCTTGTCGACCGCGCTCCTCAACGCCTTCTCATCCTCGCGTCGCTGCCGCTCGATCGCCTGCTTACGAATCAGGGCCTCTCGCTCCGCGCCGATCTTGTCGGTCTGCGCGATCGACTTGATGGCACCGGTGATGAACAGCAGATCCTTGGGGTCGACGTTCTCGGCTTGCTTCGAGTCCATGCTGATCAGGCGCTGGAAGGCGACCTTCTTGCTGAGCTCGTTCAGCAGCTGCGCGACGGCTCCGTTGGGGTCCTTCTCGCGCTCCTGACTCCACACCGACGCCATCTGCTGGGCCCGGCGATAGTCCTCCATGGCGCGCTCCTCGCGCACCTTGTAGCGACCCACCGCGGATCGGCTGATGTCGCCGCCGCCATCCCTGACCAGGGCCCACAGATCGTCGACCGACATCCGGCCATCGGCGATCGCCTCATTGAGCTTCGCGCGAAGATCATCCGGAAGAAGATCGACCGACGACAGGCGCCGCTTGCCCTTGCCTGGTCGAAGCTCGACCACCTTGCCGTCGTCACCAGGTCCGGTGGGTTTCTTGGCCATGTCACCGCTTCCGGGGGCCGGGCTTCTGAACGTCCGGGTGCGTGCGCCGCCCGCCGGCGACCTCCAGGCCGCCCTCCGTGATCTCCGCGACCATCAGGTCGCCCATGATCTCGATCGCGACGAAGCCCTGTTCCTGCAGCCAGCCCAGCTCGGTACGCACCTGGTCGCGGGTCGAGATGATGGCGAACTGGTTGAGCACGTCGGTGATCAGGCTCTCGTTGGCGCGGCACTCCGGCGCCGTCGAGAGCATCCGCAGGATCGACAGTCGACGATGACGACGAAGGTGGGCGGTGTAATCGTTCATCGCTTGTCCTGCAGCCAGTCCTCGACGCGCTGCACGCCGGCGGCGGCCGCGTCGACCTTGTCGTCGAGCCCGCTCACCTTCACCGCCATCGCCTTCATGTCGCCGGAGATCTCCGCGACCTTCTCGGTGAGCCGGTCGAGATTGGCCGCCGTCGGCAGCGCCCTCACGTCCTTCTCGATCAGGTCGATGCGGTGATGGGCGTCGGTGACGACCTTCAGGCATTCCGCCAAGTCGGTCTTGCCCGCGAGCGCGTCGGTGCGCCGGTCGAAGTCGCGCAGCGCCTTCTCCAGCAGCTGCTGCCGGCCGGCGTTCTGCTCCTCCAGGGCCTTGATGCGCAGCTCGGCGGCGCCGAGCTGGGCGTTGGTCGCGAACACGGTGCGCAGGCGGACCACCAGGAGCGTGAACGCCGCCGTGCCGATGACGGCGATCAGCGGCCACCAGTCCTTGATCCATTTGAAGTCCTCGGGCGTCATCGTCGCACCCGGTGCGTCAGCGCGCACAGCGCCGTCCAGGCGGCGTTGTGACCCCGCACCTGGTGGACGGTGTCCGCGGTGTCCGCCGCGGCGCTGTAGGTGATCGGCGCGAAAGCCGTGCAGGCGGTGTCGACGGTCCTGGCGCAGCTCGCGAGCAGCAACGCGCCGACGAGGCTAATCGCGATTGAACGGGTCATGCTTCATCGACTCCGAATCGTTGGGCTTCACCCTGGCGCGGGCCCGCGCGGCGGCGGCCGTGCGCTCCAGGGCGGTCGCGGCGGCGGCGGCGGCGGCGGCTGCCTCGCCCTGGCGGTAGATCAGCAGGACGACGACGCCGATCGCCAGGATCGCGGCGGCGACCACCAGCAGCCGGCGCCCCGCCGCCGTGCCGAGCAGCAAGCCCGTCACGTCGACACCGCCTCGCCGCGCAGCAGCTTGAAGCCGTAGCGCCACATGAACAGGCCGATGGCGACGACGGCGATGCCGCCCAGGACGATCGGCGTGTACTCGGCCGGGATGCCGATGACCGACAGCAGACCCTTGGTCGCGGTCGCTGCCGTCTGCGCCTCGCCGATCTTGATTGCGGCGTCGGCGATCGTCAGGCCGGTCGCGCCGGCGGCGACGACGGCGGCGGCGCCGGTCTTGCCGGTGACGACCTGTGCCGCCGCCTGTGTCGGCGTCGCCGGTGCCGGCTTGGGCGGCGCGCTCGCCAGGCCGCGGCGCACCTCGCGCCAGCGCGCCAGGTGATGCGTGCGGAACTCGTGGTCGTTCAGGCCGCTGTTCATCACCTTCATGGCGCGCAGGAAGCCCGCGTCGCTGCCATCGGCCGACATGTCGGTGACGCGGTTGATTTTGAGGAAGGCAGCGAAGGCGCGCGCGCCGGTCACGGGCTCGAGCATCGCCTCGGGATTGGCCACCAGGTCGACGCCGATCATCGGGCCGATCTGCGCGCAGTTGGCGCGGCCGGTGATCTGGCCGGGTCCGAGGCCGCGGAACTTGTAGCCGTCGCCGGGATCGCGATTGCCCAGCCGTGTGCCGTAGAAGTGGTTGAAGAACGCCACGTCGAAGGCGTGACGGCCGCCGGCCTTCCAGTGCTCCAGCGTCGCGAGCGGCGGTGTGCGGGCGCCGAAGATGTAGGCGATGCGCTCGATCGGCGTGGTGAAGTAGCTCGCCTCCTCGAAGCGCGAGAGCTGACCGGTCTCGTTGGCGATGCTGGCCAGCATGGTCGCCAGCCGGTTCGGCTCGGCGATGCCGAACTCGACCGCCGCATCCTGGATCGGGCCGGCCCAGGTCTCACATGCCTCCTTCGAGGCGCGCGGCATGCAGCGCGAGAGGATTTCGGGCGTCAGCATGATCGCTCTCCTCAGCTCTTCGGCACGCCGGGCACGAAGCACAGGATCGTCCCGGCCTCGTTGGCGCAGATGTGGCTGTTGCCGTCCGGGGCGACGAGGTTCAGCACGCGGTCGGCGGGCACGCGCACCCAGGCGCCGTCGAGGCGCGCCTTCCAGACGCCGTCGTCGTCGCGATACGACTGCGTCGGGCGGCAATCGCGGTTGTCGCAACAGCTCGCCGCCGTGCCGGGTTGCTTCAGCTGTCGATACCAGTCGTGATGCTGGGCGTGGCCGTGACCGTGCTGGCCGATCTGACCGTAGGCTGGCGCCGTGATCGACTTCACCACCATCAGCGCGAGGAACGCCAAGGGGATGAAGATCGGCAGGATGAAGTCTCGCGCCATGGTCGTCTCGGTGGCTTAAGCAACAGGCGCGTCACGCGCGCGTTGCAGTCACCGTAGAGCGGTGGTCGGAATCAAAATGCTGCCGACATGGGTCGGCAGCATTGGCGACGGGACCAGGCGAGAAGGCCGCTACTATACCCGGGTCAGGCGACTTTCGACGCGGAATCCCTCAGCCAGTCCTCCAGGTCGAGCTGGCCGTCGTCCCTGCGCCCGCGAATGCGGTGGATCGAGTCGACGTGCATGCCCCACGCGGCTGCGATCTCATTGGCGGTGCGCTTGTCGTCCCGGATCATCTGATGCTTGCGCCGCGTGCTGAGGTGCTCGCCCCTCGGCACCTTGAGCATGCGGCCGCCGAACGCGGCAGCCAGCGCGGCGGCCAGGTCATGGCCGCACAGCTCAGCGATCTCCGATCGTTCCGCACCCAGCGGGATGTAGATGCGCTGCCCGCCATAGCGCGCCAGCAGCTTGTCCACGGGCTCGATGCCGACACGCTCGGCGATCGGGCGCAAGGTTCCCGGCAGCAGCTCGATGCGCGGATCGCGCGCTGGCTTCAGCGGCTTTCTGCTCACGGCAGCGGCCTGTTCGCGAGGTCAATCAGGATGGCGGCGTGACACGGCGAGTCCAACGCGCACCAGCATGCCAGGTGACGGCCGCGAAGCTCCTCGAGCGAAGAGCGGCAAGAGCTGGCCGACACCCGGTCGGCATGGGTCAGCCAGAACAGCCACCAGCGCCAGAAGAGGTCGACGGCGTGATCGCGATCGCGGACGAGAACGACCTCCGGCGTATCGGGATCGGTGGACCTGTGATTCAGCGTGAAGGGATTGCCCCAGCGCGACGGACGGCCGACGTAGATCGCGCCGGCCGGCATGCGCCAGCCTGGCGCACGTCGGCGCTGAATCCGGGTCGGAGCGCTGGACATGATCTCAGTCGTTCACCGGCCGCTGCGCCTTCGCGCGGCGCAGCCATTGGCCAAGCCTGGCGATCGCGTCGTCGAGCTCCTCGCGGGTCCACTGGTTGGGCCCGGAGAAGTTCTGCGCGACCCGTGACTGTCCCCAGCCGGCGATCGCGCTGTCATCGGGAATGCGCACGACGCGCCAGCGGTACAGCGTCGCCCATTGCGCACGCACGACTTCAACGCGATCGTTCAGCCGTTCATCGTCTACATGGCCGAAGCGCCGGCTCGGCGCGTCGGCCTGGTCGAAGGCGCGCGCCAGCATCGCCTTCAGCCCATCGACCACCTTGTTGAGCTGCGTCGCGTCGCAGAAGCGCAGATCCTCGCGGCCGGTCTGGCGCGTCACGAAGGCCGCCAGGGCGCGCTCGCCAGCATCGTCGATGACGCCCAAGTTCCACAGGCTGAGCCACTGCGCACGCGCCTTGCGCGCCTGGGGGCTGTCCGCCAGCGGCCGGGCACCTACACGGCGCGCCGGCTTGTCCTTCCAGCCGAGCGCCTTGAACGCCTCGATAACGGCTACGAGCTGCGGCTCGCTGCAGTCGGCGGCCGAGCGATGGCCGGTGACCTGTTGCAGTCGGTCTCGGTAGCTGTCGTCCGTCAGCGCGAGGTCCTTCTTCGCCAGGTGGACCTTGGCCAGCAGCGCGCGGCGGCCGCTGTCGGTGGTGCGGGCGACGGCGCTCATGTGCGGTTCTCCGTTGCTGCGTTGAAGATCGCGACCAGCTCGGGCCAGCCGAGGCCGGCGCGCGCCGCGGCGCGGACGCACTCGGCGAAGACGGCGGCGGCGTCGCCCTCGAAGCGGCGGCCGACGAAACGCTCGACCATCACCAGGCGCATCGCTTCCTTGCGGATGGCGGCGATGGCCGCGTCGATCTCCTCGACCCGCTCGTTGCGGCGATGCAGGTGGGCGAAGGAGCGCCAGTGCGTGTCGAGCTCGAGCACCAGCTCGGCGAGCGGCACGCCGGCGCCGATCGGCGTCTCGGCCGCTGGTGCGGCGACGACCTCAGACACCGGCCAGCGCCTTGCCAGGGTCGCGCGCGGCTTCGATCAGCGCGGCGTCGCGCGCACGGTCGTACTGGCCGCGGGCCAGCGCGACGACATCATCCGACCGGCCGGAGCGCTCCACGCGGTGGAAAGCGCGCCAGGTCTTGTTGACCCGATCGGCGGTGGCGTTGGACACGCGGCGCCAGTGAAGCCGGCACATCAGCTTGTCGCTGTCGATCAGGTGCGGGCAGCCGCCGATCGGGCAGCGGTGGCGATTCCCCGGGGACATCATGCCCTCCCAAGCGGCGCGAGATCGGCCAGGGTGTCGATGCGGTTCGACTCCCGAGCGTCGTCGAAGGCGCGGCGCAGCGCGCCGGCGAAGATCTCCGGCAGCTCGCGCAGCAGCGACTCTGTCAACTCCGGTCTGGCGATCTGGGCGGCGAAGCCGGCCGTGCCCAGGATCATCGCCGACAGCACGTCGCTGCCCGGCAGGTCGAGCGTAGCGCCGACGCGCGCGGCCAGCATCTCGAAGGCCTCCTGCGCGGCGTCGAGCTTCACGTCGTCGTCGAGGCTGCTCATCGCAGGACCTCCTCGAGCTGCAGGGCGATCGGCTTGACGGTGAAGTCCTCGCCACCGGAGCCGATTCGCACGCCGGGCACGGTGCGCGCCAGGTCGGCGTCGTCGAGCATCGCCTCCTTGTTGAGCTCGACTTTGGGCCGCAGGAACTTCGCGAACTTCCGGCCGAGCTGCTGCAGCGCCGCGATCACGTCCTCGGCTTTGGTGCCGCGCTGCAGACCGACGCTGGGCGGCCGGCTGCGCCAGCACACCTCGCCATTGCCGAACTTCACGGTCTTCGTCCGACCGTCGTCGGTGATCTCGTCGCGGTTGGCGAGGCACCAGCCGTGCACCTGTGCCAGGTTCTCGGCGATCGCGTCGTTCAGCGGCTTCGCCTTGGACTCGGCCGCCTTCTTCAGCTCGGCGATCTGCCCGTCGAGCTGGTCCTGTACCGCCTGGCGTAGCCGCTGGTGCTCGCCGATCTCATAGATCAGGTCGTTCACGGCTTCTCGCGAATCGGGCAGCGGCGTACTGACGATCTTCAGCTTGGTGGCGGCGCGCGCCATGGCGGACTCCTATCGACGGCGGTTTTGCGGATTGAGCACGGCGAGCGCGACGCATAGGACGCGCTCGTGAAGGGCGCGGCGCCCGGGTGTCGCGTAAGACAGCTGCGGCGCGAGGCGGCCGTACCAGCAGGAGTCGGCGCGCGTCGGCGCGTGCCGTGGCGGCGCATAGGGCACGTCGTCCATGACGACCGTGCCCATGTCGGCGAAGGACTCGGTGATGATGCGACCGGTGTCACGCATGGGCGCCTCGAAGGAAGTCGCCGGCCGCGCGAACTCGCTGGAGATGGTTCAAGTTCATCGTCAGCAGCCGGTCCATCGAGCCGCGGGCGCTATACGCGAAGTCGCTTTCCAGCGCGGTCGATTCGTTCACGTGCGCGCGACGCAGTACCTTGCCGCTGACGAGCTGCAACGCTTCACGATCGCCGTGCCGCAGGCGCAGCCGCTCGAAGCGGTCCGCCTGATAGGCGCGAAGCTTTACGGGGCCGTAGATCGTCGTGACGACGACGCTAGCCATGGCTTTGGCCAGGTTGGCGCGACGCTTCTCCTCGTAGCCAGGCCGTTGCTTGGTGGCGCGCCAGGTCTCGCTCGCGCGATGGCGAGCGTCTGGTGTGATCGCCCGATCAAGTTGGCGCAACCGCTTGCGCTCGAAGCCGGGGCGTTCCCGAACCTGATCGAGCTGGGCGCGCATCTTCTGGCGCCGGTCCTCGTTCCAGGCACGCCGCAGTTTCTCGATACGCGTGGGATCGTTCGCCATGGCCCGGTTGCGCGCAGCCGTGTCGGGGCGTTTCCAGCCGCCGGTCATGCGACACCTCCGAAGCCTCATGGCGGCGACGTCGCTGCCTCCGGGCCCGCCGGGACCGCCGCGGCCTGGCCGCCGCCGGTGGGCGGCGGGGTGACGATGACGGCGCCGGCGACGGCGGCGAGCTGGCGCAACGCGTGGCTGTCGCGCTCCAGCAGTTCGGCCTCGGTCGCCCACATCTCCAGGAGTGAGCCGAGGTCGCAGCGCCTCACCGCGACCTGGCCGGCGGCGACGGCCGCCTCGATCTCCTCGCGCAGCGGCGTCAGCGTGTTGCGGTAGACCGCGGCGAGGCGGCGCATCTCAGCCGAGAGACTCATGAGTTCCTCCCGCCGAGCACGATCTCGCCGGCACCGACGCGGCTCCACGCGTCGCGCAGATGCGCCAGCGTGCGCTTCTCCTCATTGCCCGCGGCCATGGCCGTGGCGGCGCGCAAGGTCTTGGTGAGAGAGCGCAGGCCGCCGGGCTTGGCCGCGACCTTCGCCAGGAATTCCTGCTCCGCCTTGTCGGCGACGTCCCAGGCGGCCAGCAGCGCGTCGACATCGGCCTTCTTGGGCCGCCGCAAGTCGAGGCGCAGGCCGATGCGGCTGTAGAGCTGGGCGAGCTGCGGCGCGCGCTCGGGGTCGCCCAGCTTGGCGACGATCGACTCGTTGCCCATCAGCACGACGCCGCACTGCGCCTTGTCGTGGATCGTGCGCAGCTGGTCGATGGCGCGCGACTGCAGGTGCTGGGCCTCGTCGACGATCAGCAGCGCGTTGCAGCCGCTCAGGCGGCGCACGATGGCGTCGCTGATGTTGGCGACGGCGCGTTCCTGCAGCTGCAGCTCGGCGCGCAGCTCCATCAGCACGTGATGCACGCCGCCCTTGGCGGGCTCCATGGTGATCAGCCAGACGCTGGGGTAGCTCGCCTTGTAGTACTTCGCCGACGTCGTCTTGCTGACGCCGGGCGCGCCCATCACCAGCCCGAAATCCGCCAGCGTCTGGGCATAGCCCAGCAGCTCGACGATTTCCTGGCTGCTGCGCAGCGGCAGGTAGGCCGGCGCCGCCGGCACGGCGCGCTTCAGCCGGTTGCGCTCGCGGCGCGCCTCGACCCACTGGCGCGCCTGGCCGGCGACCTTTTCGTTGTCGCCGGTGTACTTGCCGTTGAGCCAGGCGGCGAAGGTGCTGCCGGCGATATTGGCGTCGCGCGCCGCGGCGGCCTGCGAGAGCTGCTCGCCGCCCATGATGGCGCGCACTTCTTCCCGCAACGCGGCGTGCGTCGAGGGATCGTAGGGGCTATCGAGAACCTGGTCGCTCATGTACGTTTCCTTCGCTTCTTCAGGAGCCAGGCGCCGCCGCAAACGGCGCCACGAGGCGGCGCCGGGGTTCAGTCCTCGGCGCCGTTTTCCATCGGGACCAGGAACGGGCGCACGAAGGCGCCCAGCGCGCGCGAGGCGCGATCGTCCCGGTCCTCTTCCAGTGGCTGGTCGACCTTCAGCGCCGCGTTGCCGACGAACAGTGGCCGCACGACCTTCGTCTCCGGCGCCGGCATCGGTTCGGCGGCATCGGGCACCATCGCCGCGGCCCGCTCGGTCGACAGCGTGCGCTCGGCCGCGAGCATGTCCTTCTGCGCGTTGAGCCAGCGCTTGCGCGCGCGGGCGTGCGCCTGCGCGGCCTCGACATCGGCGAAGCCGACGGCTTCGACGCACGACGCGCTGACGATGAAGGAACCGTCCAGGCGGTAGACATGCGCCTCGTCGTGCAGCAGCTGCGGATCGAAGCGCACGACCAGCTTGTCGCCGGCGTGGTCGACGAGCCGCTCGTGCCAGAAGCGGTTGCCCATCAGCTCGATCGAGCCGTCGCGCCTGGCACGCACACCCTCGGCCGCCAGCAGCCACAGCCGGCGCTGCTCCGCGGTCGCCTTGCGGATCGGCGCGGTGGCGTAGGACTCCTGGAAGGTCTGGAAGAAGCTGCGGCCGTTGCACGAGCCACCGCGCCGGCCGGGCCGCTGGTTGTGCTCGGCGATGCCTTCCGCCAGCACCTTCAGGAAGAGCTCGATATCGACGGCGCGGCTGCCGTAGTTCTCCGGCTTGTTGACCGGGCTGTTGCCGGTCCAGGCGCCGGCGAGGCGGATGTCCTTGGCGATGGTGTCGCAGAAGTCGCGGAAGGCGCGCTCGATCGGCTTCGACTGGCCGCTGTAGGGCATCGTGAAGTGCACGTTGACGCCCAGCGTGGTGAGCACGCCCGATGGTTCCTCGTCGCGCACCTTGAAGCGATAGCGTGTCGGCGAGCCGCCGCTGATCCACTTGCTGGCGAAGTTGCGGCCGTTGTCGAGCCAGCAGTCGTCGGGGATGCCGTAGGTCTCGACCAGGTCGCCCAGCGCCAGGCGCACGGCCTCGCGATTCTCGGTGCGGTCAACGCGCCAGCTCAGGATCAGGCCGCTCTGCAAGTCCTGGAAGGCGACCATCACCGGGCGCGAGACCTCGCCGTCCGGCCACTTCACCCAGACGTCGAAACGATGGCCGTCGGCGTTGACCGCCTGCAGGGCATGGAAGCCGGAGCGGTCGCGCTCCTGTGCCGGATAGAGGCGCTTGAGCGCGTCGATGCCCTGGCGCCCGAGCACGACGACGGTGCGCGGCAGCTCGTCGATCCAGCGCCGCATGGTGCGCGCCGGCGCCACGGTCCAGCCCTTGTCTGCGGCGACGCGCTCGAGCGCGCGATAGCAGCTCTCGAAGCTCGGCCGCTCGACCCGGAGAAAGGCGGTCTTCAGCCAGTCGAAAGCTTCGGGATCGCACTCGGCCGCGCGGCCGGCGCTGCCGGCATGACGCGGCGCCAGGTGCGGCAGCCAGTCGGGCCGCTCGACGCCCGCGACGGCCTCGCGCCAGAGGTAGAAGGTGCGCAGCGAGATGCCCAGCGTCGGCGCCAGCACCGACATGGCGTAGTCGGTGGTGACGCCGGAGCCGACCATGGTCTCCAGCGCGATCAGCGCGTCGAGCCGGGTCTTCGCCGTGGCCTTCTTCCGGTCGGGCAGGCCATCGAACCAGGTCCAGATGTCGGAGCGGCAGAGCTGCCACTTCAGCTCGGCGGCCGGCTCGACGGGCATCAGCGCCGCGCCGGCGATCGCCGTCTCGACCGACAGTTTGGCGCGCGCCGCCACCGGCAGGCAGCGCAGGTGATACTCGAAGCCGCCGCCGCGGCCCTTGCGCCGGCGCCACAGCCCTTCGGGATCGCGCGGATACTGCCGCTCGGGATTGCGCCAGTTCTCGCGCTCGGCGAGGAACTGCACGCCGGCCATGGTGCCGGGCATCCGCGGCAGCTGCAGCGCGGCGAGCTCGGTGGCGGTGAACCACTCCTTCATCAACGCCCCCCGCGACGCCGGCCGCGCGCCAGCGCCAGCTGCCGGTCGATCTCCTCGCGCTTCTCGGCGAGCTCGGCTTCCTGGATGACGTCCAGGTACTTCGCATCGACCACGACCCAGCCGAACAGCTCGGCGATCAGCTCGAGCAGCCGGCGGTCCCGGGTGGCATGGATCAGCGCGATGAAGCGCTCGACGTTGATCGTGTGATCGTCGCGACCGGCGCTGACATAGGCGTTCAGCATGTGCGGCGAGACGTGCTTGCCGAGGTAACGCGACATCTCGGCGGCGATGTGCTCGCGGGATTCCGGCGACTCGCGCAGCGTCAGGCTCATCGCCTTGCAGAGCTGGGCGGTGAGCGTGGCGCCGCGCACATCCTGCGGATCGAAGCGGTCGATCGGCGCCTGCGGCTGCCAGCTCAGCAGGTCGGCGGTGTAGGGATCGCGCCGGCGGGCCATCAGCGTCGCGCCTCGCGCGCCAGATCGAGTCGCTCCAGGAAGCCGGGCTCCTTGCGCGCAGCGCACTCGTCGCTGAGACAGTGCATGATCGTGGTGTGGTCGCGCTTCAGCACGCGGCCGATCTGCGGCAGGCTGTAGCCGGCCTCGCGGAGGATCATTGCGACCGCCGTCCTGGCGGCGACGACGCCCCGCCGACGACTCGGGCTCAGGATCTCCCGCGCCCCCTGGTGGAAGGCGCCCGCGACAGCGGCGACAACGTCCTGCTGGTACTGGGTCAGGTGATCCAGCGAGGCCTGTCGAGTCGATGTCCTGGAGCATGACGACAGCAGTCGATCCGTGCTGCGCTCGACCTCCTCCACGGTAGCCAGCAGTTGCGGCGTCTCGGTCATGCCGCCCTCCGTTGCTTCTTCTCGAGGAAGCTGTCGATCTCGCCGAGCTGGTGCAGATGCTCGAGGAAGGCGTCGCGCGTGGCGGCCTTGGACGTGCGGAACTTGGCGATCAGCGCCTTCAGGTCCTTGTCGCCCTGGTCCTCGTCCTTCGTGCCGCGCAGCTGCTTCAGCGCCGCGCCGACGGAGGGCAGCGGGTCCTTGTCGCGCAGCAGCAGCTTGGCGACGCGCTTCTGCTCGGCTGGCGGCAGACGCACGAGCGCGTCGAGATTGACGCCGTTGTCGGCGAGCCAGGTGCCCTGGACTTGCTCGTAAACCTCGGGATCGAGCCGCTTGAAGCGGGCGATCGCGCGCTGGATGGTGCGCTCCGACAGCTTCAGGCGGTCGGCCGTGTCGGATGCAAATGACAAGTTTGTCGCCTGCATCCAACGGGCGGCCGCGCCGGCCTTTCCGTGTGCCGAATCCGGGTGCAGCTCCTCCCAGATGCGTTGCCGCTCGGCCAGGTGCTTGGCGCGGTCGAGCTCGGTCAGGTCGTAGCGGAAGAGATTTTCGTCGATCTCCCGCATCCGGGCTTCCAGCTCAGTGCCGGAGAAGGGCTTTGCCTCGATCGTTTTCGACTTGTTGATCTTGCAGGCTTCGAGGCGGTGGCCGCCCACGACCAGGTGCCACTTGCCGCCCTTCTTCATCACCTCGATCGGTTCGATCTGGCCATTCTCAGCCATCGAGACCGCGATCCACTTCGCCCGCTCGGGATCAATCGGCCGGACGCGCTCCCCGACGACGATATCGGCCACGGCAAGGGTCAAAATCTGGCTCATGCCGCCAACGCTCCACTCGATTTTTGACCGATACTTCCGCCGCGCCGGCGGGTAGCCTTCGCGGTGTGTCGGCGGGCTGACTTCGGCGTGCCGTCCGGGTGGTAGTCGGCTGGCCAGAGGGCCACAGGCGTCGTGCCGAGCAGCTCGGCGATGCCTTTGCGGACCTTGGGCCAGGGCTGTTTGAGGGCGATGGAGACGGCCGTACGGTCGCAGCCGAGCTCAAGGGACAGCTGACGCAGCGTGCGACCCTTCTTGCGGATCGCCGCCTTGATGTCCTCTCGGTGCGGCCCACGATCGGCCATCGACTCTCATCTCCCGGTGTTCCCGAAATCCTTCGGGAAATGCCGAAAGGAGCGGGTTCAACTGGTTGAAAGATGCCGAAGGAACGCGGCTCTGTAAACCTCGAAATGGCTTGAAGGTTCGGCAAATGGCAAAACGAGGCCGAAGTGTGCCGAATATTATTGGCCCTCAAGGGGTTATCGCGAACATTCAAGAGCCGCCAATCGAGGGCGAGCTGGTTGAGAGTTCGGCGGTGGAAGTATCAAGGCGACTCGGCGAGGTGGTCGGCCTGTTCAAATCACGGCGCGAAGCCGCGAAGCTGGCGAAGGTCTCGGAAGACACCCTGGCTAACTACGAGAAGGGCAAAACGCTCGCGCCGTTCCTCACCGTTGCAACGCTTGCGAGCGAGAAGCGGGTCAGTCTCGACTGGATTTGGACGGGGGAAGGCCCCATGAGAGGCGGGATTGATCAGCCGAGGCTTCCGGTGGACGGTTTCGTATACATTCCGCGCTTCGGCGACGTTCGGGTCAGTGCTGGCACCGGCCAGCTAGTCGCCGATCAACCTGTCAGCGATTTCCTTGCCTTTCGCGAGGACTGGGTCCGCTACAGGCTGCGGCGCATCCCATCGAACCTGGTGGTGATCGAAGCGATTGGCGACTCGATGGCTCCGACGATCGAGGACGGCGATATCATGCTGATGGACAAGTCCGAGACGCGCATTAGAGACAGCGCCATCTACGTCCTCGCCAGCGGCGACGAGGCCATCGTGAAGCGTGTAGAGCGCAAGTTCGACGGCGCGTTGAAGATCATCAGTGACAACCCAGTCTATGAGCCGGTGCTGCTGACCGCCGCAGAGGCGCCCGATCTTCGTGTACTGGGCCGCATCGTGTGGGCGGGAGGGCTGGTCTGAGATGCGTAGTGCAATGACGATCGCAGCCGCTCTGGCCTTGACCGCTTGCCCCAGCGCCGACGACGTTGCGCGCGAGCCCGTGCGGTGGACGGCGACGTACTCGGCTGATTGGGAGCACGTCGCCAACTGCATCGCGCGCGCCTCCACCCGCGACTACCGGGTGACGCCGCTGTTGAACCAACGCGAGCGTACTGCCGAGATCATCGTCGCGATGGCCGAAGGCGAGGCTGTGCAGTTCATCATCGCCGTCAGGGGGCTCCCAGGCGAAAGGTCCGAAGTCACCCTCAAGCGCCGCAAGATGGCCATGGACATCGACGGCACCGAAGCCCAGCAGCGCGCCAACGCCGATCGCTGTGGCAGGCGCGTTTAAGAAGGTTCTGACCGATGTCTAAAGCGCTTTCGCCGCTTGACCCTCCGCGCCGTGCGCCTCTGCAGACTCCACTGGCAAATCGGTGCCGCGCGACCTCTCTGCAGAATCGGCGCCGCCTCGGCCACCAACCCCGCCATGTCGCGACAACCCATTGATTCGCCGCGCCATCCCGCCCCAGCCCGCACCATCCCGGTCTATCCCGCCTCTCTGCAGGACCGGGTGTCAATCGACAAGGAAGACGATCACTCTGCCGCCTGCGGGGCGAGGAAACTGGACGTCGTCTATCCGACCGCCACCGCGACCGCGTCGATGATCGCCGCCGCGTCCAGCCTGAGCTTGCCGTAGAGGTCGGGAATGTCGCCGGACTGGCCGA